TTCATCAAGGTTTTCGAGATAGTCATGCATCTCTCTTTCTCCTTGATCATCATCGAATGGTTCAATCTTTTGCATGAACCAATCTAGGACATGAGAGTCTCTACCGTCTCCAGTAGAACTGTCTTGGTTGTATTGAATTTCATCTTGCATATTATCACTCCTGTGTTGTTAAAAAAGAATCAATGAAGATTCATCTAGTGGACACAAGAGCTTGCTCGCCGTGTACACAAGCGATACTAGAGGGAAGGGGGTGTGTGAATATAAACATGGGGTACGGTATATATAATAACACACAGACGCTACACAGATACATTTGAGAGAACACACAGACGCTACACAGATACATTTGAGAGAACACACAGACGCTACACAGATACATTTTAGAGAGCCTATAGACACTACACAGATATAATACGAAGCTTAATTAATACAAGGAGATATATATGCCAAGAAAGAAGGCCACTATTGAAGAAAAGATTAAAGCCAGAGTGGAAGGTGGAGAGAGACTTAAGGAGCATGGTAAAGCCTTTAGATTTAAGAAAGGGGTGTCTGGAAACCCTGCTGGAAGAAAGAAGGGTTCTAAAAATAAGAATACAGAAGTTCCTTCAGTAGAAGAAGCAATGAAGAAGATGGTATTGGAAGATGGGAAGATCCCTCATTCAGTAGTGTTGATGATGCTTTTGGAAAGGAGTGTAGCTCAGAACACTTCCGCTGGAGATAAGATGGCTCTAGACTGTATTAGAGAGATTAACAAGTATACGGAAGCAACTAAAGACGCCAAAGAGGTTAATAAGAACACTGTTGAGGATTTATCCAATAAAGAGATTGAAGAAAGATTATTTAAGATTGTCAATAACTAAAGGATCTAGGTACCCCAAAAGGACATAACATATAAAAACTAAGGAGGCTATAAGATGCAAAAGCTGATTGATTTGTTGAAAGATATCATTGCATGGTGTAAGAAAGCTTGGAAGGACACAGGAGACTGGAATCCGAGCGTAGTAAAAGAATTAGAGCCTAAGGCTACTCCTAAAAAAAGGGGTAGACCTAAAGGTTCAAAAAACAAAAATAAGTAATGAAGAAGGATTACGAAGCTGCTGAGCTGCTAGATGAATTAGAGAAACGTAAGACTTGGGAAAGATGGAAGAATAATCCTAAGAAGTTTATAGAGGAGGCTCTAAAGATCTATCCTAAAGATGCAGATAAAGGATTGATATCATTGAAAGTCAACAAAGCCCAAGAGGTAGTTGTTGACGAATATAGCAAACAAATGAAAGAAAAAGGCTATGTTAGAATGATTATCAGTAAGTATCGACAAGCTGGATTCTCAACAATATCTAGTGCGCTAATCTTTCATAGAACTCTTTTCTTTGAGAATACAAGGGCAGTAATTATTTCTCTTGATAAGCCCACCACCGAGTCAATCTTCTCGATGAGTAAGACCTTCTGGGAGAATCTACCTGACAATGTTAAGCCAGAGTTAGGGGTATCGAATAAAAGGGAAATGGTGTTTAAGGAAAACGATTCTAAATTTAGATTGTTTACTGCAGGTGCTGATAACCCTGGACGTGGTACTACCAATACTGCTTTACTATGTGATGAAACTGCTTTCTTTCAGAATGCTGAAAAGGTAATGGCAGGTTTGTTTCAGTCTGTAGCGCTTACTAAAGGCAGTATTATTATTATCAATAGTACATCTAATGGCGCACAAGGCGTATATTACGATTTGTGGAACAAGGCAGAGAAAGGGGAAGGTAACTTTACGCCTTTATTTGTACCTTGGTATTTGCAAGATGAATATAGATTAACAAGCCCAGATAACCTAGAATTAACTCCTGAAGAACAGAAGATTAAAGAGAAATGGGAATTAGATAATGACCAGATCTTTTGGAGACGGATTAAGATTTCTGAGACATCCACAGCGATGTTTAAGCAGGAATATCCGTTTACAGCTGAAGAGAGTTTTCTACAAAGTGGCAGTTCAGTATTCAGTAAGGAAGTGTTGGATAGGTATGTACCTTATGATCCTGAGAGTATCCGAGAATATAACGATAGCTATTCGGCCTTTGACGAATCAAGTGAAGGAAATCTTTCTATTTGGCAGGCTCCACAAAAGGATTCAAAGTATCTAATCGGAGCAGATGTCGCTTTAGGTGTAAAGGGAGATTACTCTGTAGCTACAGTAATGAATTCAGATAGGGAAGTAGTAGCGATTTATAGAAGCAATATTGTAGATCCTGTAAGGTATGGTAAGATTTTATTCTACCTAGGCAGATGGTTTAATAATGCTTTAGTTTGTCCTGAAGCAAACTCAATTGGAATTGCAACTGTCCAGCAATTGTTTGGTATGAACTATCCAAATTTGTATCAACAAAGAAAGACAGCCAATACTACAACTGATGGTATTAATCATTTAGGGTTTAAAACAACAACAGCAACAAGAGCCCCAATTATCTCTAATCTAAGACGAATGATTGAGGATGAAGACATAGCAATACCTAGTGTATTAGCAATAGAGGAATTAAGAAACTTTATTGTTACTCCACAAGGAAAGGCAGAAGCTTCAGTAGGGCATCATGACGATATGGTGATGAGTTTAGCAATTACTTGCGAGGCTTATCGAACCCATGGTCATTCTTTAACAAATCAAACCTTTAGTTGGGGAGAATTGAATTCTCAATATCAAGCCCCAGATACTAAATGGTTATAAGTGAGCGAGCGAATGAGCAAACATAAAATAGAAAAAGTAGATGATGACATGTTGATCGATGCGATTGACAGAAATATCCGTAATGCCTCAGGGGGTTACACAGGTTCATCAGACGCTTCAAAGAGAAGAGAAAATTCAATTTATGAAATGAGCTTAGAGGCTAAAGGAGATCTTTCTCCACAAGGCGTATCTAAAATCGTTTCATCAGATTCAGCAGAGATTGCTGAAGGTTATACCGCACTGTTAACTAAGTTACTACTTGATAACAATAAGTTAGCATTATTCACTCCATACAGCAATGAAGTGGCTTCAATTAAAGCCTCCCAGATTGCTTCGGATGTAGTTAACTACTGCCTCTTTAATTCGAATCCTAATGGCTGGACTAAGCTAGAAACATGGATCAAGAGTGCGGTTGTATTCGGCAACAGTGCGCTAACCTGGGGATGGGAAGAAAGCTTCGATTATGAAGTTGAAGAGTATGATACAATTCAAGAGGCTGTGCTAGATCAAATCTTAGCAGACTCAAATGTAGAGATTGTTGGAGACCTTCAGCTACAAGATGATGAATTCTTCAATCCAGAAGATAGAGCATCTATCATGTATGAGAATGTTCGATTAAGACGAAAGATTGATAAATCTGGTGTTAAGATCACTAACATCCCTCCTGAATCATTTTTAATTGATAAGGGTGCAGAATCAGTAACAGACGCTAAGTTTGTTGGTTTGGTTACTGACATGACTAGATCTGATATCAGAAGAAACTGGCCAGACTTTAAAGGTGACCTATCTGAGATGGGTGAAGAGGCTTCATTCAGAGATTCAGAATGGTCACTAGAGTCATATGCTCGTAAGCAATCTGCTGGACAAGATAATTGGATTAACTCTGATGACGAAGAAGATGAAGCTAATATATCTATTACTGTGGTTGAATGCTGGATTCGCTCTGACCGTGATGGTGATGGTATTGCTGAATTAAAGCATGTTATTAAAGCAGGTGGAACAATTCTTGAAGAAGAGGACTGTTCTTATATTCCAATTGCAATACTTAATCCTGTTGAGATTCCTCACGAATTCTATGGATTGTCATTATTAGACATGGCTCGCCCACAAACACAAGCTACTACAGCTATTATGCGTGGCTTCGTTGAGAATGTTTACTTTGGCAATTATGGCCGTACACTTGCAGATCCTAATGTAGTTGATTTCGCTGCGTTACAAAATCCTCTTCCTAAGCAGATTATTGCAACCAATGGTTCTCCTGCTAATGCTATTCAGCAAATTACACCTGAGCAAGTAAGCCCAGGTACAGCTGGAATGTTAGAGTTCTTAGGATTGCAGAAAGAGCAATCTACTGGTCTTACTAAGACAGCAATGGGTTTAAACGATACATTGTTTGTTTCTGGTAATTCAGAGCAGAAGATGGGTAATGCCCAAAGTTCTGCTCAGATTCGTGTTGAGCACATTGCTAGAAGATTTGTTGAAAGTGGTATTAAGGATTTGTGTCGTGGAGTCTTGAGAGAGATGAAGATAAACATGAAGAATCCTATGCGCTATAAGACAGACAAAGGATACGCTTCATTATCAGTAGAAGAATTACAGACTATGCCTTCAAATATGGATCTTGAGATTCAGGCTAATCTTGGTGAGAATTCTAATGAGAATATGGGTAACAAGTTAAATCAGGTTGCTCAATTATTGCCATTAATGGCTGAGAACCCAGAAGCTTCCCCTTATATTAACACTAAGGCTGCTTTTAATTTAGCCACTGATATATTGGCTAATATGGGTTTAGATCCTACAAGATACTTGGTAGATCCATCTGATGAACTTGCTCAACAGCAGATTCAGCAGAAACAACAAGAGGTTCAGCAAAGACAAGAGCAATTACAACAAGCTGAAGCTGATAAAGCTAGACTTGATTCAGAAACTGCTACAGCTAATATTAGCTACTTAAAGGCTGAAGTAGATAACAAGAAGATTGATAATAAGCGACAGCTGTTAGAAGCTGAAGATGAGTCAAATCGTAAATGGGCTGAGATCGCTGTTAAAGCACAAGGAACAGAAGGAGCACAAGTTCCTACTAAAGTTCCTGTAAACTTTAAAGAGCTTTATCAAGATACAGAGCAAGACGAGAAAGATCAGGCTGAAGCAGAGCAACAAGGTGCTCAATTGGCTCAGGCTGCAATAGAGAATCCAGAACAAGCTATGCAGATGGCACAGCAAGTTGGGATAGATCCATCACAATTGATGGGACAACAACAATAGATGAGAGAAAAGTTGAATGAATAAATATAATAGACATCAGAATTTCAAAAAGGATTCTGATGGTAAACCAAAAAAGGTATCGGTTTATGATGATGCACAGAGAACCTTGACTAAAGGCTATCAATGTGATGAAATAAAAGATACCATGACTATGGTAACTGAGGATATTCTCAATCAACTGTTTGTGCAGTGGTTAGAAACTAAACACTTCGAAACAGAATCGAGAGAGTTTATTTATAAGTTAGCTATTAGTCAAGGGGCAGTGATGAAGAACATCGAGCGCTCAATTACTGCTAAAAATAATAAAGCTCGTGAACTAGAAGGTGAATGATGATTGAAGAAGCTATTAATAAGCTAGACATGGGTATTCAAGCCCAAGTCGCTGTTTTAGCTAGTGGCAGAGGGCTTGCAGGAAATTCGCAGTCTTTTAATGAACTAGTTAAAGCTAAAGAAACTCTTGAGAAGATGCAAAAGAATCCTAAGAAAAAGAAGGATATTGAAGCTGATCTTACTTGTGAATATTGCGGAGCTACTGGGTTAACTAAGTTAACACTAAGTAGATGGCATAAAGACGGTAAGTGTCTACAAGAGAAGAAGTAAAAAAAGAAGGGCCTACGAATAGGCCTATGATGTTTGAATGTGAGGGCTATTCGTAGACCCTCCTATAAATAGGAGACTATATGTCAGAACAAAAAAGCGAAGCTACCCAAATGGATGAGTCGCAAGTTCAGGACTTTGACTTTGACGCTTTGGCGGATGAGGTACTTGGATCAGAAGAAGAGACCGCTACCCAAGAAAGTGACGAAGCCACAGAAGAACTCGAAGGTGAAGATCCACACACTAACGAGGACGCTGCAGAAGTTGATGAAGAATACGAAGATGGTGAAGAGGAAGAAGTAGAGGATGAGGATGATGACGATGAGTCAGCTACCCAAGAAGATGATACGGATGAATCGGAAGAAGGTGAAGAAAGTGAGATCGATATGGACTTTGCTGTTCCTGTCAAAATTGACGGGGAAGAAAGCGAAGTTTCTATGGAAGAGCTTATTGCCAACTATCAGACTAAACAACATCAGTCAAAGAAAGGGGATGAACTTGCGAAACAGGCAAAAGAGTTAGAAGCTTATAAAGAAGACGCTCAGGTATTTGCTCAAATAAACGCACAGTTACTACAAGATCAAGATGACAAAGACAGACGAATCTTAGCCAACCTTGAAAAGAAGGTTGACGAAGCTTATGCTGAGGATGACTATGATGCTTCTAAGCTTGAAAGACAGCTTAATAAAGCAACAAAGGAATACAATCAGCGCAAGGCTAACAGAGATTCAATGTTGGAAAATATGGGACGAAAAGTTCAAGAGGAACAAGTTGGGCAGTTTAACAAACAAGTTGAAGCTTTCCATCAGGCAATTCCTGAATATGTTCCAGATTGGTCAGATGACATAGCACAAGCCAACAGAGAGTTTGCATTAAAAGGTGGACTTCCTGAGCAGCTTGTTGATTCTATGGTTGATCCTGCAGTAGTAGCGTTTGTTGATAAATTCCGAAGATTAGCAGAAACAACTTCTAAGGGAGCTAAAAAACGAAAGAAAGCTCCAATTAAAAGGGTTTCAGCTAAAAAGCCTGTTTCTAAATCGACTAAAAAATCAAATAGAGTTGATCAGTCTAGGCAAAGAGTTAATAAAGGCAAAGGAACAGAGAACGACAGTAAAGTTCTCTTCGATAATGTTATTGATTCAATGTTTAGCTAGTCAACTTATAATTAAATATAAGGATAGTTAAAATGGCTACAAAATTTGGTACTACTGCCATCTCAGGCAGTTACGCAGCGCAGGGCTCTCAGAAAGAGGATCTTGCTAATTACATCTCTAATATCTCTAGAGATATGACTCCATTCATGTCTTCAATCGGCAAAGGCAAAGCTTCTGCTGTAACACACGAATGGTCAACTGATACTTTAGCAGCAGCTTCATTGCAAGCGGCAGTTGAAGGTTCAAGCTTCGCAGAATCTGACGGTCCTGTTGTACAGAAGATTGATAACAAAACACAGATCTTTACTAAAGGTATCCGTGTTTCTGGAACTCTTGAAGCTGTAGATAAGGCTGGTCGCAAGTCTGAATTCAAATACCAGACTGAGAAGCGTGGTAAAGAAATCATGCGTGATATTGAGAAGACTTTGGTTTCTCAACAGGTTAAAGGAACTCAAGGTTCTTCTGCTTCAGGCAACATCCAAGCTTACGCTCGTAAAATGGGTGGTTACGCATCTTATGCTGTTGAAGCTGTAGTTGCAGGTACTGCTGCTGCGCCAACAGGCACAGGCTCAGCTACTTGTTCAGGTGACGGTTCAGATGTGGCTAAAGCTGCAACTGCACATACAAATGCTGATTTCTCTTTAGCTGATATCAATGAAGTGCTTCGTGGTATTAATGGCGAGACTTCTGCTGCACCTTCTAAGGTAATGATGTCAACTAAAAACAAGGTTAAGTTCTCTGACTTAATTAACAACACTAACATGAACACTCGCCGTAACATTGATGAGAAAGGTTCTTTACGTCAGTCTGTTGATTTATATGAGTCTGATTTTGGTGATGTTGAGTTAGTACATAACTACTTAATGGATAACACAGAAGTATTCGTTTACGATCCTTCTCTATTATCAGTTTCAACTCTTCGTCCTATTCAGTTCCGTGACATCAACGAAGATGGTGACTCTTTACGCTCTTACATGGTACATGAGTGTACTTTAGAAGCTAAGTCTCCAACTGGTAACGGTATCATCGTAGATGTAACTGCTTAATAGTTAGACAAAGTTGAATTAATCCCTCACTAAATGTGAACAGGTGGGGGGTTATTCTTACCAACAAGAGTTCTAAGAGCTTTCGTTGTTAAGAATAATAAAAGAGATGAGAAAATGATTGATGAATATTTATTTAAAGATTACCATGTCCATATCGATAAGAGTGGAATGCAAATCACTCAAGATATTGAGCCTCATTTAAAGTGGGCTCAGGAACAAAGACGAATAAGCAGAAGCACTGGTAAGAAATTAGATACAGGTTTTAAACCTTACTGTAATGTTCCAGACTCTATCGCTTTGGATATAATGACAAAGTACCACATCAATATTCATGATGTGAACATTCAACCAGAAGACATGAGGAAGTTTAAAAGAATTATTAAAACAGACTATCCTCATCTTATGTATTTTTAGGAGACCTATATGGCCACTATCAACAATCAGGCTACATTACGCACAGCGGTTGCGGATTGGCTAAATAGAACAGACTTAACGAATAGCCAGCTTGATCAATTTATTGAGATGGGCGAGGCTATGATTTACGAATCACTAAGAGTTCCTACATTAGAAAGATTAGCTACATTTTCAGTAACTTCTGCGGATTCTAGTATTGATATTCCCAACGGATATTTAGATGTAGTAGAACTAAGGAAACTAAAAACAGGCACTTGCTCTAATACTAGTTATACTACTAGGGCGGATTGTACTGCTGGTGGTGGCACTTGGACAGATTCAGATAAATCTGATGATATTGTTTATCGTAGAGTGGGTTCTAGATCTTTTCATAACAACCAGCCTAATTACTCTTTTGTTAGGGAGTTAAACAAGTTCTTATTAACAGATAAGGAAGGAAAGCAAGAAGCTTCAGGTGAATTTAATCTGAAGTATCATTATGCAGAACCTCCAATTGGAACTGTTATTGGTGGTGTGGAGGTTCAACCTTATATTCTTGAAGAATATGAATTGATACTATACGCAGCATTAGCATTTGGTTCTTCTTTCTTAGGTGATGGTGAAGCAGAGGCTCGTTTTATTGGATTAGTAGAGAATAAGATTCAACTACTAAATAGTAAAGCTGCTAGTGCAGAATTGAAAGGTGGTGATTATACTGCTTCTTTTTCAAGCAACTTAATTTAGGAGTAGACAATGGCTAGAAATACTTTTTATGAAGCTGATAAGCAATACTACAATACCATTAGATTAGTTTCTGGCAACACACTGCCTGAACTAAACATTACTCTAAGAGATAGTAACACAGCAGCTACAGGTGCGACATTGGATGAGAAAGATCCAACTACTTGGAAGATTATAGATTTATCGACAGTATCTACTGTCAAGATGAACTTTAGGAAGATTGGCTCTAATACTATCCATGAGACACTTAATTGTACTATGGTAACTCCACTTACTAATGGTGAAGTAATTATGCAATGGACTACCTCTTCATTGACTGGCGTAGCTGGTGAGTACGAAGGTGAGATTGTTATCACTTATTCTAGTGGTAAGATTATTACAGTTAGAGATTTATTAAAGTTCGATATCAGAGCAGGGTTCTAATATGCCAGCAAGAGCAACGATTACCGTTGTTAGTGCAGTTGTGGATATGGGACTTCCAACAGAAGCCACAGTTACTTCTAATTATATTGAAGTAGAAGTTGTAGCTTACATTGACACTTCATCAGATAATCAATGGGTTTACGAAACAATCCCATTAGGTGATGTTCAATTTAGTGCTGTTGAAAAGAACTTAACAGATACATCTACATTAACTGACGATGATTACCTTACATTTGATAAAAGCAGTACAGAGACATTAGCACTAGTAGAAAGCTTTGCTAGAGTGGTCTCTTACAAGCGTTCTTTTACAGATGCGTTTACTTTAGATGATATGTCACAAATTGACAAAGACTTCTATGGAAACAAAGGTAATATTACTTGGATTACAGATATCATTGGATTATCACATGAGAAGATAGCCTCTGAAACTTTAACCTTAGGTGAGGTGATAACAGTTACACTTACCTTTATTAGAGATTTTACTGATAGTACTACTATTGATGATACAGTTGCTAACTCATTTGAAAAGATCTTAACAGACTCTTTATCTCTTGATGATGCAACTCTAATCAACAAAGATTACTATGGTAATAAAGGAAATTCTTTTGGGTTTGCTGACACATTGGCGAGCAGTACCTCTAAAGAACTAAGCGAGACTTTAGTTTTTAGTGAGTCATTAGGCTTACAACCAAGCAAGAGTGTCGGAGATGCTGGTGATGTCATCAGTATTAGTGATTTGGTAGCTATTGCCAATATTTCAGGAAAGGTTCTTAATGGAGCACCTTTTAATACAATAACATTAAACTAGGAGTTTAAGAAAATGATTAACGATAATTTCGCACTAACAGGTGCATTAACGATTGCTATTAATGATGAAGTAGTTCAAGAGACTAAGAACTTAGTAGTAACAGCAGGTAAAGAATGGGTAGCTAGCCGTCTTAAAGACACAGCTTCTCCTCATACTATTGGCGCTGAGATGTCTCACATGGCTATCGGTACTGAGACTACGACTATTGCAGCGGACCCAGTAGATGCAAGTGACACAACTTTAGGTACTGAAGATGATAGAAATACATTAACAGTAGACGGTGGCACTGTATCTGCTAACACAATTACTTATGCTTGTACTTGGCCAGCTAATGATCCGTCTTCAACAGCTACTAAAGCTATTACTGAAGCAGGTATCTTTAATGCAGCTTCAGGTGGCACTATGTTTGCTCGTACTAAGTTTGCAGTAGTAAACAAAGCACCAGCAGACGCATTAACTATTACTTGGACTATCACAGTTAGTTAATAGAGATGGCGGTTAAGTATAGTAATAACGCCTCAACAACACTTAATGGAGCTATCACTTCATCAGTAACCTCAATAACGGTTAATGATGCAAGTGAGTTCCCAACTTTAACTGGTAGTGACTATACTTACTTAACTTTATCTACTCCAGATGCTACATCTGTAGAGATTATTAAGGTTACAGCAATTAACACTACTACTAAGGTACTAACAGTTGAGAGAGGCAAGGACGGCACTACTGGAACAGCTTTCAGTAATGGCGATATTTGTGAATTAAGACTAACAGCGATCATGTTAAATGAAGCAGCTAGTCAGAATGACGATGCCGCAGGTACTGCAGTAGCTATGTCAATCGCATTAGGTTAGGAGACATAATGGCAAATACATTCAAATTAAAAACAAAGGCAAGTGTAGGTACATCACTTACTACAGTCTACACAGTACCTACTACACCATCTACTACTACGGTAGTCATTGGACTAACTGTAGCTAATAAGACAGGTGCTTCAGTAAATGCTAGTGCTCAGATTGTTACAGCTTCTACTACAGGTGAGAATGCAGATGATGTGTATATCGTTAAGGATATCCCATT